GTACACAAACAGTTTATGCATCAATTAAATTCAGAGAAATCAGATAATGGCACAGGGATTCACAAGAGGTACACCGATAGATACAGATCCTACTCTATCACTTAATAGTGATATTGTTGTTCCGTCTCAGAAAGCTGTAAAGAGTTATTTATCGTCAAACTATCAACCAACACTTGTTTCCGGAACAAACATAAAGACAATAAACAGTACTTCATTGCTTGGTTCAGGCAACATCACAATAAATGGTAACCCATCTTTAGGTGTTGTTCAAGGTACAAACGTTGTTGGTACAACGGCATTTACTAAAAGTGCAACAATACCTTTGCCTGCTAACACCATAAGTGCAGTTACAGTGTTAGAGATTGAAGCAAGGGCAATAAGGGTAGCAGTAACAGGCGTTACTTTTGGTTTTCAAGTATACATAAACACGAGCGATTCATTAACAGGAGCAACGTTGTTAGGTGTATTTCAAACGGTTGCAGGAACAAACTGGTTCTCACAAGGAAGGAGGTCTTTTTTTATTGATCCTACTGTAAACCAGTTAACTACTTTAAACTCTGGAGCAACATCACCAACAGATTTTGTAGCTTCCGGAACAAATACTGTGTTCACATTTGATGAAACATTGACGCATTATATTATATTTGCTCTGCAACCTTCTGCAATAACATCAACTGGAGTGGTTCAATACGCATTCGCTAAGAGATATGTATAACATTACGAAAATAGAGGGAGGATTCTTACATTGTGATGTATCCTACCAATTCATAGATATAGACGGCCAATACTACCAAGTAATAAGCAATAGCCAAGCACACATATACACTGACTCTGGTATCATTCTTCTTGATCTTAGTTGCAGCATAGATGGCGAGTCTTATGAAGATATAGACAGCTTTATTTCTGCTCTATATCTGTGATGTTTTTACTATCAGTTAGATACATATTTTTACGTATATTTGTGATATGAAAAATAAGTACCCATATAACAAGCCATATGCTTCCAACGCTACTTATATCGATAAGTTGATTTCCTTGAAGAAGTCGATGAAAGATATGAAGGAAATGGAGGATGAAGCTAAAGAAGCTCGGATTAAAATGTCCATGATGAACGGAATGAATAACATGAGTTCTATGTCCATGATGAACATGATGAAGAAGAAAAAATGATACAGGTTATTAAACGGCATAAAGGACTTGGTGATACGGTAGAGTTTCTCGCGGAGAAGACGGGTATCAAGTATGCTGTTAATAAGGCTGTTGAGTTAGGAATAATTGAAGACTGTGGATGCGAAGAGCGTAAGCAGTCATTAAACGAACTTGTACCTTATGGCAACAAGAGGGAGGACAGCGAGGTACTACGCAGCTAATCCAGAGGCTCGTGAGAAGAGGCTTAAGCAGCAGAGTAGACTCAATAAGACAGACAAGGAGCGTAAGAAAAGGGTAGAGTTAAATCGTGCCAATCGAGAGGCTGGTACGTATGGAAATGGTGATAACCTTGACATGAGCCACACGAGGGGTGGAAAAATGGTAAAGGAACACTATAGAACAAATAGGGCAAGAAACGGAGCAAACGGTAAAACAACAAAAAAATAAAGTCAGATGGCAAATTCATATAGTGAAATATTAACAGGAAGAGGTGGAACAGTTATCTTGAATGATACTTCTGCATATCAAGGAAGAGTATACGCAATAGCTGTGTTACAGGATACAATTTTTGATACATTAGAAACTATTGATGTCAACGGCATCATAACAAATGTTTTGCCTAATCAAATAACTGCTCCTCTTGTGGCTGTTAAAGCAGGAGCATTACTTACTCCAAGGGATATCAATCAACCATTTTATAATATCCAGCTTACTTCAGGTAGCGTTACACTTGTTCTTAAGTAATGTACAACTTTGGATCCATACCATTCTTTGCTTCTAACAATAACTTGATAGAAAAGAATCCGGAAGGAATTCCAATCTGCATAGTTAGTCCATCTTTGTCTGGTGACCCTACACCTGGTAGTACATTATCAGTTGTTTTAGGAGAGTGGGCAGAAAGAACTCAAGGTTTTAGGTATGAGTGGTTTAGAGATAATCAATCAATTTCAACAACAGAAGAATATACAGTGGTAGATAGAGATCTTGGATATAACATAAAATGTGTTATTAAGGCATTTAATCCTCAAGGAGATTCATTAGCCTCAACAAGACCAGTATTAATAATACCACGAGAACAAACAAGAAGAGAATAATCATGGCAAGTTCAAGCATACCAGTAATATTGTTTATAATTGCAACAGTTATAGCAGTTATAGGGTACTTTTTAAGAATGGCTCACGCAGACCTTAAGAAGGTTGTAGATGCTCAAAGCAAAGTAATTGAGGACCAAGGAAGATTAAAAGGTAAGATAGAATTGGTAGAGCAAGAATCACGCCTAAAATACCAAGCTCTTATGGAGCAAACACAGCTTGAGATCAAGAGCCTAGCTAGAAATATTAGTGATCTTTCTTTAGCTGTAAAGGAACTAATACTAAGTAGATGAAAAAGTTTTATGCTCCTACTCCACAGAAATGGAGGAAGATTGGAGACTCTTTGCTTGCAGCAAGCGCAACAATTACATCATTTGCTATATATGAAAAAGTAGATTGGCTTGCATATGTTGCATTATTTAGCGGTGTAATTGGAAAATTTTTATCAAATTTGTTCTCAGAAAAATAATTTATGGAAAATCGAAAAGAAGACTTTGAAGTAAAAGTCAAAAAGCAAGGGAAAAACATCGATGTTAAAGTTGATACCAAGAATGTAAATGTTGAATTCGAAAAGAATGAAACAGAAAAGCATTTTAAGTTAGATGGTAAAAACCTAAACGTAGAAGTTGACAAGACACCAGAAGGAACTAATGTGCATGTTGATGCAGAGAAAGGATTCTTCAAAAAAATTGGTGAGATCATCGTTAAATTAGTTACTCGTAAATTCAGAAAGTAATGTCTTTGCTTGACCTATCTAAGATAAACCAAGTTCCGATGTCTGAGTCTCAGTACATCAAAAAGGAAACTAAAAAGTTACAAATCGTTCTACATCACACAGCCGGAAACTCTTCTGGTCCTAGTGTAATCAAGATGTGGGACAATGACGACAGAGGTCGCGTAGCTACATGCGTAACTATCTCAGGTAAAGGACTTAGCAAAAACACATACGATGGACAGATTTGCCAAGCGTTCTCTTCTAAGTATTGGGGATATCACTTAGGTATTAAGCCAGATGTCTTCCGAGCAATGGGTGTTCCTTACCGTTCATTAGATCCTAATGCTATTGGTATTGAGATATGTAACTGGGGACCACTTGAGAAGGTTAATGGAAAGTACTACAACTACGTTGATAGAATTGTTCCTGCTGATCAAGTATGTGAGCTTCCTGTACCTTACAAAGGACACAAGTATTATCATGCATATACAGATGCACAGATTGAATCTGTACGTCAGTTGTTAGTGTATTGGAATAAGATATGGGGTATACCTCTTGCTTATAATGATGATGACATGTGGAAGGTATCCAAGAACGCATTAACTGCCGTTCCAGGATTGTATACACACAACTCATATCGAAAAGATAAGAGCGATATCTCTCCTCAACCAAAGATGATTGAAATGCTTAAATCACTTACAAATGGCATCTAAAGCACCAAGCATTACAAAGGTAGGAAGGCACAAAGTATCTCGTCCTGGAGTTCATGCTAAGAGCAAAACATCTAAGCTAAAGAGCAGCAAGAACTACACTAAGTCGTATAACCGACAGGGAAGATAAAATTTAGTATCTTTGCACTATGGGAAAGATAAATAACTATACCGTAGGGCCTGCTAAGGCAGGTGACAAAATAATCTGTTCTGATGCAGATACTGGAGTAACAAAAAATATTACTCCTCAAGAGATTATTGATATTGAACGATCTACAAGTATTTATCGTGCTTATCTTACTCAAGTAATGGGTGACGCACCTGTAGCAACTTTAATTCCTGGAAATACAATTACAGGAACATGGACTAGAGATCAAGCAGGTGTTTATATATTTACATCTACTGGCACATTTGATGGTGTAAAAGCAGCACTACTTACTAGTGTTCCTAATACAGAGGATAACACGTTTGAATTTGCCGTATTGAACGATAATGAAATTACATTTAACACATACTCTGGTGGATCAGCGCAAGATGGTGTGTTATTAGATACCTATGTTGAATTAATAGTACACTCAGTATAATTTTTGTATATTTGTGTACTCTTAATTTTTCTTGCATCTTACTGTTAGATTAGGGCTACTTCGGTAGCCCTTTTTTTTATATCTTTGTATCAAATTAAATAAAATGGAAAAACAATTAACATCAGAAGAACTAGAACGTTTTAATGCCTCACGTAAAAATTACTACGAGCTACGTTCTCATTTAGCCGACATTACTATTACAGAAGAGAGGCTTAAGATTGATAAGCAAACTACACTTACAAATATTGAGATTGCTCAGAATGAAGTAGGTAACTTGCAGAAGGAATTTTATGAAAAATATGGAGAAGGTCGTATCGACACTGAATCCGGAATGATAGTTACTCAATGATCATTAGAAAAATATCGATAGGTACAGACCCACTTAACGCCATGCATTATCAGGTAGGAAAGCCTGTAATGAAGGGTGAATATATGGTGTACGATATTATTAAGAATGATGAGGGGCTAATCGATGTGTGGGTAGAAAAGAATGGAGAAGCTGTAAAGTGGAAATCCGTTAATACCACAATGCCCGTAACAATAGAGTATAACATAAATTTCTAAAATGAGGTCACCACATTACTTTGTAATACGCCCCAACAAAGGCGTTAGATACGACAATATGCGCCAATATGGCGATAAAGATTTCATTATATCTTCCTCTCAGGAAGACCATACTGTCACAAATAGAATAGGTATTGTTGAGTCAGTGCCAATTGGTTACGATGGAAACATTAAACCTGGTGATCAAATAATCGTTCATCACAATGTATTTCGTATCTACTATGATATGAAAGGTAATGAACGTTCAAGTTGGAACCACTACAAGGATGATGTGTTCATAGTAGAGATGGACCAAGTCTTCTTGTATAGGGAGCCAGAAGGAGAGTGGTGTGCGCCATATCCGTTCTGTTTTGTTAAGCCTATAAAGAAAGAACTTGATGCAGAAATGTTTACTGACACAGGTATACTAATGCATCTTCATGGTATACTTGAGTATGTACCTGAAAACGATATACTTAAGAAAGGTGATATGGTATCATTTCAGCCAGAATCAGAGTATGAGTTCAGAATAAATGAAGAGATAATGTATCGTGTAAAACTTAAGAACTTATGCTTAAAGATTTAACAGCAAAAAAGGATAGAGTTCTTGAGGCTGCTGAAAGGTCTGTAGATGAGCTTATTAAGGTTCTTGAGATGCCTATCATCACTAACTCTTATGATGATGAACTAGGTGCAGATAAAATGAAGAACGCAGCAGCAGCAAAAAGGTTGGCTTTTGAGGATGCATTGTCGATACTAGAGCGCATAGATCAAGAGAGAGCAAAAGTCTCTGAAGTAGAACAAAAGGTAGTTAACCCTAATAGCGGATTCGCAGAAGGTAGAGCAAAGTCAAATGGTAAAAAATCATAACTATGACATATACCGAATTGCCAATAATCATATTGGAGAAACTTCTATTAGGAATAAGAATAGGGCGAAATCATGGGACTATGGATATAATAAGGAGTATAATATTGTGGTCATATCGAAAGATGGAACACTTGGTGATATATATGAGATTAATGGGCTTTTTGTAGGCCTTCCTAAGACACCATCAAATATCCCACAAGGAGAGAATAAATGGGTTGCTGCTGAATATCCAAAAGAACTTAAGAACATAAAGACATCCTTCGAATGGATGCGTAGAGACAATGTTTTTAAGAACCAATGGATTGACTACATAGAGCAAGAGTTCGACAGAAGAGAGCTAGGTCATTGGTTTATGAATAACAATAAACCAACATACATTACAGGAACACACTACATGTACCTGCAATGGTCCAAGATAGATATCGGTCTTCCTGACTTCCGTGAATCAAATAGGATATTCTTTATTTATTGGGAAGCATGTAAGGCAGACAGTAGATGCTATGGTATGTGCTACCTAAAAAATAGACGTAGTGGTTTCTCGTTCATGAGTTCAGGAGAAGCATGTAACATAGGCACAATATCTAAAGACTCCCGATTAGGTATACTATCAAAGACAGGTGGTGATGCCAAGAAGATGTTTACCGATAAGGTGGTTCCTATTGTAAGGAACTATCCATTCTTTTTCAAGCCCGTACAGGATGGTATGGATAATCCAAAGACAGAACTTTCGTTTAGAGTTCCTGCATCTAAGATTACCAAGAATAGTATGAACGAAGAGAAGGAGCTTGGAATCGAAGGTCTTGATACAACAATTGACTGGAAAAACACAGCTGACAACAGCTATGACGGTGAGAAGCTGCTACTACTAGTTCATGATGAATCCGGTAAATGGGAGAAGCCAGAAAACATTCTTAACAACTGGCGTGTAACAAAGACATGTCTTCGCCTCGGTAGTAGGGTTATTGGTAAGTGTATGATGGGTTCAACATCGAACGCACTTGCAAAGGGTGGTGATAACTTCAAGAAGTTATTCAATGACTCTGATCCACGAAAGCGTTCTTCCAACGGACAGACTAAGTCAGGACTATACAGCCTATTCATACCTATGGAGTGGAACTTCGAGGGTTACATCGATAAGTATGGATGGCCTGTATTAGAGGACCCAAAGAAACCTATTGAGGGTATTGATGGTGAAATGATTGAAAATGGTGTAATCACATATTGGAATAACGAAGTTGATGCACTTAAGAATGACCCTGATGCACTTAATGAGTTCTACAGACAGATGCCTAGGACTGAATCTCACGCGTTTAGGGATGAGTCTAAGCAGTCTTTATACAACCTGTCAAAGATATATCAGCAAATCGATTATAACGACTCTCTAATCAAAGATAGGGTACTCACAAAAGGAAACTTCCATTGGAAGAATGGTGAGAAAGATACAGAAGTAATATGGACACCTGATCCATCCGGCAAGTTTACATTGTCTTGGATACCTCCAATAGGTGTTAGGAATAATATAATAAAAGATAGAAATGGAAAAAGAAGACCTGGAAATGATCATTTGGGGGCTTTTGGTTGTGACCCCTATGACATATCTGGCACAGTTGGGGGTGGTGGATCTAATGGTGCTTTACATGGACTCACCGGATTCCATATGGACACCAATGCGCCTACTAATCAGTTTTTTCTTGAGTATGTAACAAGAACACAAACAGCAGAGATATTCTTTGAAGATGTGCTAATGGCTATCCACTTCTATGGCATGCCAATACTTATTGAGAACAACAAGACTAGGTTACTGTACTACCTAAAAGATAGAGGGTATAGAGCGTTCTCATTGAATAGACCTGACAAACATATATCGAAACTATCTAGGTTTGAATCAGAAGTAGGTGGTATACCTAACTCATCCGAAGACGTTAAGCAGGCTCACGCCTCTGGAATAGGTTCATACATAGAGCAATACGTAGGATATGATTCAGAAGGCACGTACAGAGAACCCGATGAAATGGGTAACATGTACTTCACAAGAACACTAGAGGAATGGGCTAAGTTTGACATCAACAACAGGACTAAGTTCGATGCTGCAATTAGCTCAGGATTAGCGATAATGGCAACGCGTAAGAACCAAAACACTAGTGTGGTACAAAAGTCAAAAATTAGTATTAAATTTGCAAGATACGACAATAGTGTTGGCAACGTTAGTCAATTAAAGAGATAATGGATAAAAAACCATCTGTAGTTATTAGTAGCACTCCATTTCCAAATCAAATGGCCACGGATGCTGAGAAGGCATCTAAGGATTATGGTTTAAAGGTTGGAAAGTCTATTGAGGGCGAATGGTTTAGAAGAGTTAACTCCGGAAACTGTCGTTACTATGATCAATATCTAGAGTTCCATAAGTTACGTTTGTACGGACGAGGCGAGCAGCCCACAGAGATGTACAAGAAACTTTTAGCTGTAGATGGGGATCTATCTTACCTTAACTTAGATTGGAAGCCCGTATCAATTATCCCAAAGTTTGTGGACATAGTTGTAAATGGTATGGCTGATCGTCTTTATTCAATTAAGGCAGAATCGCAAGACGTAATGTCTGCTGAAAAAAAGAATGTATTTCAAGACATGGTTGAATCTGATATGCTTGCTAAAAACATATTAGAGAAAACAAAACAAGAGTTTGGCATTGATGCCTACAATGTTCCACCAGATGAAATACCTGAGAATGATGAGGAGCTTGCTCTTTACATGCAATTAAAGTATAAGCCATCTATCGAAATCGCAGAAGAGATTGCAATCAATACTCTTTTCGACATGAATGACTACAAGGATGTAGTTAAGCCACAAGTAGATAGAGACTTAACAGAGATTGGCATAGGTGCTGTAAAGCATTCATTCTATCCTGGAGCAGGGGTTAAAATAGAATACGTTGACCCAGCTGCACTTGTTTATAGTTATACAGAAAAGCCTGACTTCTCCGATGTGTACTACATTGGTGAAGTAAAGCAGGTACACTACACTGAGTTACGCAAGATGAATCAGGAACTAACGGATGAAGATTTAACAGACATCAAGAACTCTGGCTCTGCGTGGTATAACTATTGGCCTGTTATTAGAACATTCCAAGAGGATGTCTTTAATAACGAGATGGTCACTCTTCTGTACTTTAACTACAAGACTGAAAAACGTTTTGTATACAAAAAGAAAAAACTAGAGAACGGAGGGGAGCGAGTTATTAAAAGAGATGAGAACTTTAAGCCTACACCTGACAATCCATCGTTTGAGAGATTGGATGTTGTTAAGGATGTATGGTACGAAGGAGTTCTTGTCTTAGGTAGTAATATTATTATTAAGTGGGATCTTCTGAAAAATATGGTTCGTCCAGAAGCAGCTACTCAGAAGGCACTTTGTAATTACATTATAAATTCACCAAGTATGTACAAGGGACAAATACAGTCTCTTGTAAAACGAATGATTCCATTTGCCGATCAGATACAATTAACACACCTTAAGCTACAGCAAGTGATGTCACGAGTTGTTCCTGATGGTGTATTCATCGATGCAGATGGTATCTCTGAAGTAGACCTTGGTACAGGAGCAGCATACAATCCAGAGGATGCACTTAAGATGTACTTCCAAACTGGTTCGGTAGTTGGTCGTAGCTATACCGGTGATGGTGAGTTTAACAACGCACGAGTTCCTATTCAGGAACTACAGACCAATAGTGGTGCATCTAAGATGTCTGCGTTGATTAATCACTACAACTATAACCTAAACATGATACGTGATGTCACAGGGCTTAATGAGGCTCGTGACGGTTCATCTCCTGATCCAAACGCACTTGTTGGTGTTCAGAAGCTTGCTGCACTAAATAGCAACGTAGCTACACGACATATCCTACAAGGAGGTTTAATGGTTACTAAGAGATTGGCAGAAGGTATATCACTACGTGTAGCTGATATACTTAACTACGCAGACTTCAGAGAAGAGTTCGCAATGCAGGTTGGTAAGTACAACCTTTCCATACTTGATGATATCAAGAACCTATACTTACATTCATTTGGTATATTCATAGAACTTGCACCAGATGAAGAAGAAAAACAGCAAGTAGAGCAGAACATACA